ATAACTTATTATTCTAATAAGGATAAAAAACACATAACAAGACAAGGCAAGTGGACAGATAAGTGTAGATATTGGACAAGCAAACAAGGTGCAAAACTAATGACATACTTTGACATGGACGCAGATAATTATAGAACTGCAAAAGGCAGTTGGAAAGTGAGGTTGTAATGGATTGGAATATAGTATTATATATTGGAATAGGTTTAATAGTATCTGGCTTTGGATTGTTCTTATTTTCTGAAATGAAGATAAGAGAAATTGACAGGAAGATTGCCGAGAACGATAGATTTATTAATGCAATGTTAAGAGCAAGAAAGGACAACAACAATGGCTGAAATGAATGAACTACACTTTGAAACAATAGACAGAAACAAAGATATTAATATGCAACGTAATAAAATTAAATATCTAGAAGATAGAATTGCAACACTAGAGAAAGCAGTTGAGCGATTAAATAAAATGATAGGGGAACAGAATGCCGAATAAACATTTTTGCCAAGGACCATATTGCCATACTAGAACTACTAACGATAGGTTTCTAAAATCTAGAGGTGTGATTAGAGGTAAGTATGCATATGCAACAATGGACCAAGCACCTACTCAATGGGGTTACACCCCAAGTGGTTCTGATACATATTTCTGTAGTCAAGGTTGTAAGTTAGAGTGGTTAAATATTAACATGACTAACATCGAACAAGGTCGACCGATTGAGTTTATTAGACACAGACGAGAGAGCCAAGGTTATGAAAAAGTAACTGAAACAAATGATGATCACAGTTGGGGAAATAGAACATGGACCACTATTAAGAGGATTGACAATAGGACCGAACTAGACTAGGATAATCCTATAACAAATAGAAAGGTATAATATGACAACACAAGAAAACAAAATCAGCTTCAACGACTACGTTAAAGCTAACACTGATCAAGATCAATTTAAGATCATTGATGACGTAAAGAATACTCCATCACTAAAAGAGGCGCAGGACTTTGTTGGTGGTATGGTTGAGTGTATCGCTTGGCCAAATGGAGATCTATTAATAGTAAACGAAGAGGGAAAGTTAATTGGCTTACCTCTTAATCCAGAAGCAACATTGTTATGGAAGATGACATTCGACAACGACAACTATGTTACAGGTCGTAAAGACATTGTTGTAGGTCCTGCGATCTACATCAAGAAACATGCCCTAGGAAACTGGGCGTAACCTTTCTTGCCATGGCGCGTTAGCGCCATGGCGCACGTAACATGTATCGATAGAGGTACCACACACAATCCCAATAAACTTTGCAACGATATAAGTCGTACACCTTTATATAAAAAGGGGTCCCACTACTCTAGGTTGTATTGCTTGTTTTAGACAGATAAGGGT